TGACACCTGTTGAAAACACTCCGTAGGAGGCAAGGATGTCATGCTTTTTTTCTGGATCATTCTCGACCAAGTGACGTATAGCTTCACGGTCTTCCCCATCGACTCCACCATATATAAAATGGAGTTCACGATCGCCTCTGCGAAGCAGAGGCTCGAGGACCTTACCATGTTTTTCGACCAAGTCAAATAGAATAAGATTGTTCTGACCCTTGAGAGACCAGACAAGGTTTCGAATGAAAAGATTTCTTTTTTCGTTGGTTATCAGATATTCTCTTTCAGCAGGCCACTTTTTCTGTTTCACCTTTATGGTGTTGAGTGCCTTACGAAACTCTTTCTTCTTATCCTCTGGGTACTGAAGAACGAGAGCGTTTACCTTAAACTCTGCGACGGTTCCATCGTCTATCAGATCCTTCGTTTTCACGTATCGCTTTATGCTACCGAAGCAGCCTTCGAGAACAAGGTGGTGAGCTTTACTCTCTGAAGAGATCGTGCCTGTGAACCCGTGACGATATGGAGCATTCGTTAGCTTTTCCATGATCGTTGTGAGAGATTTTGCTTGGAACAAATGAGCTTCGTCTCCAAGTACTACACGGAACTGATCAAACCATTCCTTCGGCTGCTTGATGAGCGACTGCCAAGTACTGATTACGATTGGCGCTACTGTTTCCTTATCAACACCGCCCTGTATCTTGTACACTAACTTAGGATCGCATCCATAGTCAACAAAGTCTCCAGCCATCTGATGAACGAGAGAAATCGTTGGAACGATAATCAGAGTCCTGTGACCAAAGCACTGATAGTAGTGTTGCTGTATTAAATATATGATGAGTGACTTACCAGAAGAAGTCGGCGATAACGAAAGCGATCTACGAGATCTGAGAGCATTCACTATGTAGTCGTTCTGATAGTCACGAGGAGAAAACTTTGAGTTGATCTCCTTGGCGATTTCGTAACCATAATCATCCGGAATATCTTCCGGCTTGATCATATCATCTGGAGCATCCAGAGTATAGTTACGATCATCGCAAAATTTTTTGAGGTAGTTGAGTAGTCCCGTGTATAGAACCGGTCTGAGTGGCTGATATAATCTGACGTAGCCGTCCCAGACTCTTGCTTTGAACGCCGGTGAGAATTGATAGCCTTCTGGGCGAAATGAAAAGTAGTTCATTATCTCCTGACGTATAGCAGGATCTGCGAGCACTTTCATATGCACATCATTAAGACTCTCTACTCTAACTACGTCACCCATTATCCACCGCCAGCTTGAAACTTTGACCAATCTATCATATTCTTAATGATATAATTTCTATTATTTATCTGTCTCACGATGTTTTCTAGATACTTGGCGTTTTCCTCGTAGAACGAGATCTTAAGACTCAGTTCAATAACTTCTTTGTCGCTCTGAACATATCTCTCCATGTCGTTCTTAAGAACCTTAAGTGCAAAAGGTTTCCACCCTCTTTCCTTGAGTTCGAGCTCATCCATACTTCCGCTATAGTATTCGGTCTTCGCCTTCTCGAGTTCGATGAGATCGGCCTTGAGCTTCTTTATCTTAAGAGCTTCTTTATAGAATAGATTATAGTACTTATTATGAAGCTCAGGAATGCGTGCTGACTCGCGAAATAAATTCGTTTCGTCAATCTTGCAGTCCTGAGCCCACATCTGATTAATTTTTTCAATGTCCATCACAGAACTCCATCATACAAATAATTATAACTATATTATAATATTAGGAAAATGTCAATCGCTTTCTGATTTCAAAAGCTTTTCATAAGCTTCTGAATCAACGACGCCTTCCTTCAGAAGTCTCTCACGATTTACTCTATGCATATCCTGAACGTTATCCTTTGAGTCTCCAAAGTATGGAACAGCATGGCCTTCTTCAATAAGCATTGAACACGCAGTCTTGTCACCTAGAACGAAGTCACCAAGTATTCTTCCAAATTTCTCGTCACTCTTTCCTGGCTTCTGAGTTCTCAGGATAGCAGTTTCACCGAGTATCTCGCCAAGTCTTTTCTTTGCGGCAAGACCAAAGATCTTTTCGACTTCGTCAGAAGTTCTGCTCTCTGGAGTATCAATACCCATGATGCGAACTCTTTCGTTTCTTAGCCATACACCAAATCCTAGGTCAATGTCAACATCAACCGTATCCCCGTCGACAACACGGAGAATAGCGCATCTATATTCGTACATTTAAAATTTCCTTATAGTTTAGTTATTGTGAAGTTTTTGAAGGCAAACGTCACCGTAGCTTGTGGATACACAACATCACTCTGAGTTGTGTCAAGCGTAACATCAGATAAACTCACTGGGAAGCAGTCTTGAAATTGAATTTCAATATTCGGATTTTTATGACTGTTCATTATCACGATAGAAATATCAGTAAGTAATCCGTACTCACTATTCTTTAGGTTTTTAAATTGATCATAGTTTTCTGGAAAGGTTATGCCCTTCATCCAATTGAAAACTTCGATATAGTTGTTCATAGACTCGTCTATGATAAATGCAATGGGTAGATCGCCGAACGTTAGTCTATCTCCAGTAATTGGAATAGGCTTAAACGGGTTTGGCTGTTCTATAACTTGTAGAGTCAAGGAAGGTATGTTTACTGTCTGTGTAAAGAACTGAACATTCGGTAGTCTCTTTACTGAGACCACGAACTCAAGTGGAGACATATAATTTGGTATCATACCATTTTCCTGTTTACATTCTTATAGAATTGGTGTACTATCTATTTATAAAGAAGTATAAATATAAGGTATTAAACGTTAAAGGAATGCGGCATGGTTTACGTAAACAAGTCGTATTTGGCATTTATGTTTGATGATCCCTGCGATAACTGTACACATTGGTGTGGATTTGTTTAATGAAAAAGTACGTATTTGATGTTGATGGAACTCTTACACCGAGCAGATGTAAGATTGACGAAGAATTCCTCAAGTGGTTCAAAGATTTTTGTATTCGCAATGAAGTGTACTTAGTCACTGGTTCCGATTATGAAAAGACTCAAGAACAGCTAGGAGATGACCTCCTCAGGTGGCCTATCTTTGTCTATAACTGTTCAGGCAATGATGTATGGGCAAAAGGTAAGAGAATAAGATCTGACGCTTGGAAAGCACCAGAAGAATTGGTGTCGACTCTTGAGATGTTCTTGGAAAATAGTCGTTTTAAATTAAGAACGGGGAGACATATAGAACATCGTCCTGGTGCGCTTAACTTTAGTATCGTAGGTCGTAACGCGAGTATGCAAGATCGTCATTCATACGTAGAGTGGGATCAAAAGACCAAAGAGCGCGAAATTCTTGCAAAAAAGATCAACACTTTATTTCCAAACTTAACTGCGAGTGTAGGTGGCGAAACTGGTCTTGACATCTATCCAAAAGGAAAGGATAAGTCTCAGATACTGAAAGACTTCGACGAAGAAGATATTATATACTTCTTTGGAGACAGAATGGAACCAACCGGAAACGATTATCCTCTTGGATCGAAACTTAAGAGTCCAAGTAAAGCATTTCACGTAAAAGATTGGCAGCATACTTTTGAACTTCTAAAGGAGATTGGCGATTGACAATTGGTATCGTAGCTTCTTCGTTTGATCTATTACACGCCGGCCACATAATGATGCTCCGTGAAGCAAAATCAAAGTGTGATCATCTTATCGCAGCAATACAGACGGATCCTACAGTTGATCGGCCAGAAAAGAATACGCCGGTTCAGACCATCGTAGAGAGATACATACAGTTATCAGCAGTCAAGTATGTTGACGAGATCATCGTGTATACTACTGAGCAGGACCTCGAAGATATTCTTGAGATGTATCCTATCGACATTCGAGTTCTTGGAGAAGAGTATCGTGACAAAGACTTTACTGGTCGCGAGATCTGTAAGAGACGTGGTATCCAACTCTACTTCAACAAGAGAGATCATCGCTTTAGCTCAAGTGATCTACGAAAAAGAGTTACGAACAAAGAAAAAGACGGTTGACATTCTTTTAGAATCAGTATAATCTAGAATATATCAAAAGGAGGACTGTGATGGAACCCCGCTTTGTTATCTTTGTAGAAACTGTGACTGGTGAAATTGTTCGAGCCTTTACGTGGTGTCGAGACGAAGCTTCAGGCTTGGCTCGTGCTCGGAAGGACTGTATTGAATTTGGATATGGCTCACCGACTCGCGTCTGGGCTGAAAAGATTGAGGTTTCAAACAAGTGATTCAAATTCAAGGCCCTCTTAATCGAGAGGTCTACGTTGCGTGTTCGGGTGGAGTCGACTCAATGGCTGTCGTAGATCTCTTGATGAAGAATCATAAAGTCAACATGTTATTCTTTAATCACGACACAGAAACGTCTCGTAGTGCAATAAGTTTTCTTGAAGAAAAATACTATGCAAGCATTTCCTTTGCTGGAACAAAACTCGAAGTAGGTTCTATCAGAGGTAAGAAAGAACGTTCTGAGTCTTGGGAAGAGTATTGGCGAAATCAAAGATACTCGTGGTTTCATTCTTTCGATGTTCCAGTGATTACAGCTCATCATTTGGACGATTGCGTAGAGACTTGGATCTGGTCATCGATGCACGGAGAAGGAAAGATCATTCCTTATTCGAACAAGAATGTGATTCGTCCGTTTCGACTGAATCGCAAGTCTGAGTTTACGAACTGGTGCCGCAACAAAAATGTATCTTGGATCGAAGACTCTTCAAACTCTGATACAAAGTACATGCGAAACTTTATTCGTCAAGAGATTGTTCCAAAGGCGATGATTGTGAACCCTGGACTGCATAAAGTAATTCGTAAAAAGATTTTGGCAGACACTTCTTTATAAATAGTTGTGAACCACTCATCAACTAGAAAGAATATTCGCCGTGCCAGTTAAACCAAGCGGAACTCCTCTAACTACGACAGAGATACAGACAGAATTTGGCGATCCGGCGCCGATTAGCTTTTCTGAGTACTATGGTTTAGCAAGTGGAATACCATCATCTGGCGCGATACCTATGTCTACCTTTTATGGTAAAACTTTTCTAATAATTGATAGGATCACATCTTCTGGAACATGGTCTCCAAGACCAAACTTAGCAAGATTCATACACATATTTGTTGTTGGTGCTGGTGGTTCCGGCGGAATGGCTTGGCCTGCAAGAAACGTAGGTTTTTTTGGTAATACTGACGGTGTCGCAGGTGGAAGCGGCGGCGGAGCCGGTGGAGTTGCGTATAGTCGCATAACAGGGACAACTACTGGTTCTGCTACTGTTACTGTTGGAACCGGTGGTACTGGAGTTGGCGTTACTGGTGAAAGAAGTGCTGTAAACGGAAATGCCGGCACGACATCCAGTTTTATAGGACTAGGTTTAAATATGTCCGCGGGCGGTGGCGGTGGTGGACTGGGCGGACAGAACACAGACGGCGGGAATACTAGCCTGACTCGTGTAGGCGGAACCGGCGGATCCGCGTCTGGCGGTAATCAATCAAACCTCACAGGTGGCTCTGGCGGTGGATTTAGCGTAAGTGGAAGCAACCCACGTACATCTGCGGCTGGTGGTGGTGCACCGAGATTTTTAACTGCTAATAACGGCACGGCTACAAATTCCACAACAGACGCTACAACGCCGGGCATTAGCGTTTCGTCATACGGCGCATACCCAGCAGTCGCAGCTTATGCAGCCGGTAGATCGCAACCATTCTTAGGATCATCTATCACAGATTTTAATGCATCAGCTGGAGTTAGAGGTGCTGGTTCGGCAGCTGTAACATATGGCGCTGGAAGCGGTGGCGTGGCAGCAGAAGCTGCAGTTAGGTCTGGCCGCGGTGGCAATGGGGTTATCATAATCGTGTATGAGGTATAATAGGAACCAATCATGAACATCGAACATTTTTACGAAATAAATGAAAGTTTGATCGGTTTAAGCGATCAAGTAAAAAATAGTGTTATTGAACTCGGGTTTTCTATTCGCGAAACCGGAGAAAGTGTTGCTTTAGTATTGAATTCGTTTGATGCTTTTTCAATGCTTATTGGAAATGTTCCCGAAAAAATACGTAATGATTACTTAGACGGAAAATCTACTAAATTTTACGTAGAACTTGAAAGCTTAAATACTGATAAAGTTAGAATATATACTAACTATATTGGCGAAGGCATTGAACTGATGGGCTATTATGCAGAAAATGGAGTTATATACGAGACAAAAGTTTATCGCTTTACAG